TAGCCATAAACGAATAACCTTACATTAGCAGCAGTATCTAAAGGTGCCCAGTTAGCAGCAGTATAACATACAGCTGTGAAACTTGCACCAGCAGGAGCAGCAGTAACAATCCCTTTTAAGGTTGTCCCCGTAACAGGATCATAAGCTACAATTGTATTATTTACTCTTAAGGCATGATCACCAGAAGCTGGTAAAGGAGCAGCAACAGTAAATATATTAGACCCACCACCACCAAGGGTAACTGTATCATAAGCAATGTGTAATCTATTTTGTTCAGACCAGATTACTTGATCTGAGGTCATTGGCATTTCTGCCCCAACCATTCTTAAGAATCCAGAGATGGTTCTATTACCAAATCTTTCAACTTCTTGTTCGTATAATTCAGGTAGATATTGCTGAGCAAAATCTGCAAAGTCTGCTGGAGTAGCACCACTGCCACCATTGTCAGTCCATTGCAAATAGTTACTATCCAACGTAACCTTATCTAAAGCAGGAGTTAAGCCTGCATTCATATTTGTAAACGCCATTTTTTTTATTTTTTAGTTTATCTTTTTTTGTTTATTTTTAACTTAGAACTATTTGCGCCTGTAACAGATTTTATCCTCATGCCATTTAAATATACATGATCTGCAGATTGACTTGAACGTGCAGAATTATCTATATTCTTAGTGTTAGAAACAACATTTTGAATCGCGTCAGCTTTACCTTGTTCGTAAAAATGATTAGCAATTGTGTCAGCGTTTCTAGCAGCATAAATAGCCTTGTGATAACCAGTATAATCGTTAACAGTACCGTCTTTGTTTAAGAACGTCTTAACAAAATCTTGAATATCTGATTGTTGATTAGCTACGTCATTAGGGTTAGTAACATTATATCTAAATTTTTTTTCTCCAAGACTGAAATCAAAACCTTTGAAATCTTCAGAAAAATGTTTTTTAGTATTTGTTATAAAACTCTCATGCTGTATTTTAGCTTGTTTTTGTTCATTGTTATATCGGTTAAAAAACTCAGTTGCTTTTATTTGATCTTGAGTAGCACCAGGTCTCAACTTGATTTCCTGATAATATTTACTTTTTAAATCATCTAAATAGGCATTTGCTTTAAAAACCTCTTCTTTAATCGCAAGCTTTTTCTTGCGAATGTCTTTATCCTCATCATAATCTTCATCATAAGAAAATTTATCATCTAGTATAAATTCTATTTCTTCTGAATCTAAATGAGGTTTAGTATTTTTATAATATTCTTTTAATAAAGTTACATCATCTACAGTGCTATAATCTGCATTTAATCTAATGTAATCTTCCATATTGCCACCTGTATCTTTCATGAAATTCACTAGTTTATCAACACCTTCAGGCATTGCTTTAACTGGTTTAGTGATTACAGGTTTTTCCTCCGTAATTTCTTGTATTACTGGAGTTTCTTGGGTAGTTTCTTCTTTGTGTGTTGATCCCACAGTTTGCAGTTCCACTTCACTCTCTTTCCCTTTCTCCGCTGTCTGTGTAATAGGCTGTAACACTTTTTCCTCTGAGCTTGACTTTTGAACGGCATCTTTTTCTTCTTTTTTATTTAAATCAATTTTAGGTATTGACTTATCTTTACTTACAAGTTTTTTAGGTTTTGATTTTTTAGTTACTTTTAAACCTTCTACTTTATTATCCATTGCAGGTGTCTCCCTGACTGATAAATCTTCTTTTTTTTCTTCCATGATATGATATAATTATTATTGTGTATTTATTTGTTCTGTTATTTCAGTTTCTTGCATTTGATTGTTTTGCATAGGATTTCCTCCCATCATAGGAGCTTCACCCCCACCTCCAGGTTGTTGATTAACTGGAGAAGTTTCAAAATTAATAGGTAAAGAATTATTTCGACGTTGATCAATTAATTCACTTTGTTGACTAGCTTGCATACGAGTTCTTTGATCCTTTCTATCTTCAATAGAAGTTTCTTTAGCTTGAGCTTGTTGAACATCCATTTGCTTTAATTGCTTATCATATTCAAACTTAAGAGCCATTAATTGCTTTTCAATTTCTGCTTCTGTTTGAATTTTTTGAATAGCTATCTGTCCTTTACCTTGTTCTAATTGCATTGTAGTTTCAGCAATAGCTTGATTTTTTTGTACTTCTGCCATAGCCGCTTTTTCAGCTGATTCTGCATTGGCTTGTGCTTGTGCTTGAATCATTTGCTGTTGATGCTGTTGATCTGCCTCTTGTTTTTTCTTTCTTCTAAGTTTTAACAATTGATTAGCTAACATCAAGTTCCTTATTTCTCTAATTTCTATAGCATCTTCTAGATTTATAGATTGTTGTTGAAGAGCCATTTGTATGTTTTGTTCTAAAAGAGCTTTTTCCTCATCATCAGGTTCTATATCTAAATAAATACCAAAATCATATAAATGTAAATCATAAATTTCTTCTAAAGTTTTAACATTATATAAACTTATACTATTTATTAATGACTCTCTTAATAAATCAAATTCAATACAATCAGCAACTCTTAAGGATATATTTTCGCACGCTCTAAGAGTAAGAAATAAACTAGCTTGTAATATGTGCTTGGTTGCAGTATTAGATGCTGCTGCGGCTAGTTTCTGTAATCCTACTAAAGCGTCTTCAGTCGGCATAGTACCATCTCTTGCTTCATTAAGACCGGTAACATCTCTTATCATTTGTAAATAATACTGATAAGTTGATATTAACGCTTGTACTTTACTTTGACCAGATGAACTGTTTAATTCTTGAATAGGTACTTTCCCATGATTAAGATCACCATCCTGAGTCATTGATCTACCAACTATACTACCAGTTTGGAAGTACATATTTAATGCTTCTTGAGGATTGTAATTTGTGCCATTACCTAAGTCAACCTCTGCTAATCCATCTACATCTAAAAATACTCCATCAGGAACTGTCCTTGCTAACACTTGTTGCAATTTCAAAGAGGTTAATTGAATCATATCAGCAAAACCAACCATTCGTTCTACTAAAGATTCAATTCTTCCTTTATATATACTAGGAGCACAAATTTGATAATTCATATTTACTTTAGAAGTATTTGAAAATGGGCGTGTCATATTTTTTGCCAGCTCCCATTGTAACATTATTGGATGCCCTAAAATTTTAGCACCTTGATATAATACTTCTATTGATCTAGAAACTCTTTTAAAATTATCATTTGGTGGAGGGTTGAAAAAATCTGTTTTTTCTATAGCTTTCTCTAAACCCTGATCGGTATATTTTATTTTAAAAACTTGATCTTGATAAGTTTTATATTCAAAATAAAGAACCTGTACAGTATTATTGTTCATACCACCTTCCCAATTTCTTACATAATTAGTATTGCCGGGGAATTTTTGAATCTCTTCTAACTGGGCAGTACTTAAATCAGGGAATTCTTTTTTAAGTTCAGGGATACTTATTGACTTAACTTCACCAACGTAATATACGTCTTCAAAATTAGGATCTTCTGTATACGACCAAACTAAATTAGCTGGATCTACATAATCAACTACTATACCTTCGGCCCTATTAAAACTAGTTTTTACAGCACCGATACCTAATACTACTAAATCTTTAATGAATCTTCTTCGAGAATTATCAAATTTATTTTTTGCTAAAGTATTAGCTATCAATTCTTCTTCAGCTAATTCAATTGATTGTTTATAATCTAATTGCATATGGACTTCTAGTTCCTGTTCGTTTACAGGTACATTATTCATCCCTTGAGTTTCAGCTATATTAATTCCTAAAGATTTTTGGACTTCTTCCATGTATTCTCTAGTTTGAATATCTCTATGAATTTTAGTAGCGTAATCAGTTCTTACTTTTTGAGAGGCAGGATCTTGTGAATAAGCTTTTACATCATACACTTTATCTGACATACCATTAACAACAATATCTACGAACTTAGGTATAATAGGCACAGGTTTCCAATCTAAATTTAAATAAGATAAATCACCATTTATAGATAATTCATCTTTATATTTCTGTACTGATTGTTCTCCTCTAGCATATAATCTTCGTTGATGAAAAATATTGTAATTAAATGCGTATCTATCACCACCCATTCCTTGACTAAACCACTGACCTTCGATAGCTCTTGCAACTTGCAAACCATATTCTAAGCTCATTTTTTCCTCTTGAGGAACTACTTGGTTTGGAAAAGCGCTTCTATTATTAGTATAAATCATTTATTTATTATTTTTGAAACAAGTCCATCATTGTCATATCTCTTTATTCCTAAATCAATTTTTTTCATTGTACGTTCAGCTAATGGTTTGTATTTATTTTTGTTACAAGCCATAATTGCTAAACCCGAACTTATTGATGCATCGTGTTTTGTTCTATTATTTATATTAAATTTTGCCCAATCTTCTAATGTTTCTTGGAAATACATATTACCACATAATCCATCTTCATTAAACCCCACATGTGTTTCTATATAAGTTTCAATAGCGGCTGCATGTGCTTGTTTTATATCTTCACTAGAATTTGGCATACCTCCTAATTCTCTTTCTGTTACAGATAATTTATTCCATATTTTATCAGGTCTATTTATACAAAAATGTCTATAACCTCTTCTTTTAAAATGATATAATATTCTTGGTTTATTATTTTCAATTAAAATTGGCATTCCATAAAATACACAAGCCATTAAAACATCTTCAAAAAAAGTTTCTGCTGTAGGTGGTCTTGAAATATATTGAAGAAAAAATCTATTAACTGGTCCTTCTTCTAAATGAAATTTTGATAAACCATGTAAAGATCCTTTAGATCCTCTACCATCTACTGTACCTGAAATATCATAAGGATCGCAACCAAAAGCACCAATATGTTCATTACCAGGATATTTTAATCCATTCTTTATAATCACTTGATTTTGAAGGTTTTTAGGTGGAACCCAAGATATTTTAAATCTACCATTTTTATTTGGTAGAAAAATTACTTCTTTATCTCTTATACCTTCTCTCCATTGAAAATTTCCTTGTGATAATTGAGTGGAATTATTTACATCTTCATTATAATCTATTTGCTCATATATTTTAATTAGATTAAAAAGAGATTCTTTAGTTTCATCTCTAAATGCGTGTTTTTCAGTTCTTGGAAATTGGCGATAAAATTCATTTAAACCATCTTGATCACCTTTTAATCCATCTGCTTCATTATCCCAATATTCTATAACACCTATATTTATAGGTAATCCATCAATACCTATTATAGGTTTTTTTGGAGTATCAAATACTGGATATCCATACATATTTATATAACCTTCATAATTCCATTCCATAGGAATAAAAAACGAATATAAACCAGATTTAGTTTGACCGTTTCTATTTCTATTACGAACATCTGAACTGTTATAAATATCTTTAAAATTTTGACCTCCTTTATCTAAAGCATTACTAGTAGATCCCATCATACACTTACCAATAATTCTTCTACCTAATCTTAAACATGTTTTAGTTACTTTCCAGTTGTTTTTAATATTATCAGGTCTCTCCCATTTACCACTTTCATCGTGAGCTAATAGTTTTAATTTTTCACCATCATAGCTATTATCTCCAGTGTTTTTCCAATCTATTGTAGTATCTAATCCATCTAATTCTTCTAATTTCTCTTTAGAATCTAATTTCCTTCTAGTTAGTTTAGAAGCTGGGACTCTATATGCCAATTCGGTTTTAGGACGATCCATACCATCTTGGATGGGTTTGAAGAAGAACGGATAGTTAACCGAGATTGGTACAACTTTATCCGTGAACATTTTCTTAGCATCCCAACCTGTTTTGGATAATACACCAAATCTTGAATCACTTGACATTGTGGCTTGATTAACAAGTTCTGCTGAAGCCATAAATGAAAATCCTGATCGTCTGTTTTTAAGGTAGCACATTCCATAACATCTGGTATCTGCTTTACATGCCTCCCAAAAGTAAAAGAATAATTTATTTGATTCTCTATAGTCTGCGGCTCCAATATCAATTTTTGCCCATTGCAAATAAACGTAGTGAGTGCCAGTGATATAATTAGGAGTACCATTGTTATAATACCAATACCCTTCTTCTCTTCTATTAAACTCTTCTTCGATATAATCAAACCATTTTTCTTTAAATTCTAATGGATATTCATCCCACTCAAAAGTACTTTTTATTCTATTTAATTCTTTTGGGTAGATTTGCTTTTCCCAATATTGTTCTTCTTTTTTTTCACTTCTTTTAACCGGTTTATTAACTGCTGGTAAAGCAATCTTGAGATTTTGTATTTCAATGATTTCTCCAATTTGTCCAGTTTTACTTATAACGATAAAATCGTAATCTGCATTATAACCATATTCCCACTTCTTAAATCTATTATTCTTTTTTAAGATTTTAGGATTTACTACATCTTTTACTATTTTAAATAATGTTTGCTCGTAACTCATTATTTAGAACGTTTTTCAGGTGAAATAGAATAAGATCTTTTAGGTTTATTATCTTCTTTTGTTTTACCTTCTAATATCGCTTCTTCTTCTTCCATCCGATTGAGAATTTCAAAAGCATCAAATATAGCAAGTTTTTTTGTTGCTGCAGCATTTTTAAGTCTATCTGCGGAAACATCATCTGAAGTATCCACAATTGGTTCTTTAGCCACTTTAATAAGTTCTTCAACCGCAATGCGTCCAGCTTGGATTATATTTTTCTTCGTTTCCTTCGTATTCATGTTCTATAACTATATCATTTAATTTCATACAATAAAGCAGTTCGTTATCTATTACAAACTCAAATTCTCTACCTTTTTTAAAAGAAACTAAAGAACCTGCTTTTATACCTAATTTTTCTAGGTGATTATTAGTATATTTTACTATACCTATATTAGGTTTCATAGAGTTAATTTTAAAACTATCAGTTTCTTTTATAGGTTGAATAAAACATCTATCTAAAAAACCATTCCATTTATTATTTTGTTTATATAAATATAATTGATCTATACTACAAAAATACATATCTTCTTTAAAATACGATCTACTATTTTGTTCTTTTCCTTTTATATTATAAAACCTGCGAAATATATTATGATGAACCATAACATGATCTCCAACTTTTATTGGAGATTTTATGGCTAAAGGAGTATGAAGTACAATTCCTTCTTTACTTATGGCTTTGAAATCTTCTATGCTAGTATTTAAAATTAAAGTTTTATCCCCTATTTTTTTACTATTATTATATCTCTCTCCTACTGGTTTGATAATAAAATCATATACACTATTCATTATATGCTAAATCATATTCTACAGATATAGCCATATTGGTATTAAATTTTTTCCAAGCTAGTGTTTCATCTCCTTTTTCTATCCACACCATATAAGAATTGTCTTTTTCGTTGTGTAAGATACATGAAATAGTATGTCCCCCATAAACTTCTTGACCTACAGAATAATGCATTGCATCATTTTTATAATCAGAACCAATACTTATTTTTCTAATATTACTCGACATTTTCAACAACTTTTAAATCTACCTTTTTTTCTTCTTTAACTTCCTTTTCTATAACAGTATATTCCCCTGTTTCTAGATTTATATTAACAGCCCCATATTCTTGTTCTAATTCATGTTTAAAAGCATCAACTTCTTTGTTTATTTCTCCAAATTGATGTAATAATCCATGTTTTTGAGCTTCTAAATAACCTATATTATTTAAGATATTGTTAAGATCTTGTTGTTGTTTTCTAATTGTCTCTAATTGTTCTTCTTTAATTTTCATTTAATTAAATTTATTATTTGTTTTGTTCTAACGTTATGTTAGTGTTTATTATACTGGTATTGGTTCACTCCATGTTGGAGTTGCCATTAATTGTAATATTTCTGCATGTGTATAAGTTCCTACTGGAATTACACTACCATTTGTTATAAATGTTGGAGTCCC